ATAGCCGATAATAAACCGATACCAGCAATACCTTTGAGTAAAACCTCAACATCGATTCCGCTGAGTGCGTCTATGACTCCAGAAAAGAAAGCCATAAGAATATCTATGGCAACTTTTATTAATTGAGGAAGTTTTGCAGCGATAGCGTCTAATATACCGATTAGGAAATCAAGCACCCGCTCCACAATACCAGGAGTGTACTTTATTAAAGCATCGAGAAGACTCGTAANTAAAGTCAACGCTGCCTCGGCGATCATCGGAGATGCTTCAGTAATTATCTCTAATGCACTTGCTAAAAGTACAAAAAACGCATCCTTGATGATTGGGGCGCCGTTTATAATAACATTAGCAAGTGCAATAAGTCCTTCGCCAATTTTTTCGAATAATATAGGGATCAGACTTAGTATTGCAGAACCGATAACGACAATAGCTCCGGCGGCGGCAGTAGCAGAAACAGATAGTGTAGCTAAACCCGTAGCGAATGCCAGCACACCAACTCCAACAGCCATTACACCAACACCTAGAAGTGCAATAGCCGCACTCAACCCAATTATCGTCGGAACAAGAGGTTTCAAGATAAGAGCCGCAGTGCCAAGCACTGCAAATACTCCAGCTAACGCTAAAAGTCCCGTGCCAATCTCACTAAGGGGCATACTACCAAGCATTTTGAGGGCCCCGGCCATAATAACAAGAGCAGGCGCAACAATCATCATAGCTGCTGCACCAGGAATCGCTTTTCGCATAACATTCAGGGCAACGGCAAGTATAGTCATTGAACCCGCCAAAGTGGCAAGACCTTTTTTAATCTCTTCCCAGCTCATACTACCCATCTCACGAAGAGGTTTAACAAGAATAGTAAGTGCCGCAGCAACCCCAATAAGTCCTGTAGCCTTAGTAATCATGCCTTTTGGCATAAGATTTAGAGCCAAGGTTATAGCAGCCAGAGAACCAGCTAATGTAGCAAGTCCTTTCGCAATTTCATCCCAACTCAACGAACCCATTTTTNCAACTGCTTCGCCAATTATAAGCAAGGCAGCCCCCATAACAACCATTCCGGTAGCTTTGTTGATCATNCCCTTAGGCANGAAGTTTAAAGCTAAAGTGATAGCGGNTAAAGCCCCCGCCATTGTGATAAGACCTTTACCAATCTCTTCCCAAGATAATTGACCCATCTTTTCAACCGCTTCTGCAAATATAAGCATTGCGGCGCCAAGAGCGATCATACCTATACCCGTTGAGATCATTCGTTTAGGGTCTCCCATAAGACGTGTAACTGCGACCACTTCAGCAAGAATAACTGTAAGTCCAGTTAGACCCTTAGCTAATTCATCCCAACTAAGTGCGGACATTGATTCGACTGCTTTTGACATAATTAAAATTGCAGTCGCAAAAGCAATTAACCCAGTAGATCCCTTTATGAGTTTTCCAGAACTCTTATCCAGTGTATTAGCCGCGACAACAAGGGCCGTTGTCAAAGCTGCAATACCGACTGTGCCTTTAGCTACTCCTTCCCAGTCAAGAGATGCAAGGTTCTTCATAGCAAACGACAGAATTAGGATAGCTGTAGCCATCGCAATCATTTGGAAGGAGACTTTAGCCATTTTACCGCCGCCCATCGCCTTTTGAATAGCAATCATGGCGACTGAAAGTTCAACAAAGAGAACTGTAATACCCATTAACGATGATGTCAGTTTTTCACTGTCAATAAGAGAGAGAACAACAAGTGCTGCTGCCAATATACCGATAGCTGTTGCGATTGTAAGTAAGGTTTTAGCTTTTAGATTACTCTGATAAACTTCTAATGAACTACGGACACCATCGAGCACTTTAGTTACACCCTTAAGGGGACTACTAATATCATTGAATACTCCTGTTACACTATCTGATACTCCTGTTAACGATTTAATAAAATCCTTGATCTTGTAAAGAATAACACCAAAAAGTCCAGCATTAATGAGGTCAAGAATTTCGTTGAACTCCATGTTTTCAACAGCTTGGCTTATTTTGTCGGCGAGAGATCCTAAAGTTTTTCCAATAATACTTCCAATCTTAGCCACGATAGGGGCAGCCCATTCGAGAACTTTTACAATGGCCTCGAAAACTTTTCCAAATATCTCGCCTAAACGAGTAAACGGACGGAATCTTTTTTCCGCCTTCTTCGAAAACTCATCCAAAGGTCCCATATCGATAGACTTGAAACCTTGAAATGCTGTTCCAATTCTATCAATGGCGTCTTTAATTTTATCAGCTACTATTGTAAAGATTTCTTGGACTTTCTCAAAAGCTCTACCAAATATATCTCCTTCTTTGGCTGTATCTCGTAATTTAACGAGGAAATCACCGAACCTTGCTGTGAGTTCTAAGATGCCTCCTGCCGTTGGTCCTCCAAATAAACTGAAGACTTGACCGGCTACTTTAAAGACAAATCCGAAAGCATCTTTCACAAGATCAAGGACCGCAAACAAACCAGCAAAAGTTCGTTTGATTTTATCAGCTGTTTCGTCGCTAATCTTGAGTTTCTTTGAGAATTCATACAATCCAACAATAAATGAATGAAGCTGTTCGCTTGTTGTTGGGGGAAATATATCTCTAAACGCTTCACCTATAGGTTTTAAAACGCTGCCAATACCTTTCGCGATATTAAGCAAACTTTCAAATATCATTTCACGGCCAGAAAGACTTTTAAATTTCTCTGCGAACTCTTCCATAGAAACCGAACCGTTTTTTACCTCAGAATTCAGTTTTCTTAACGCTTCGACGTTTTCCATAGTGTATCCCATTTGAGCGATTTCTTCTTCTGACAAACCATCAAATTTCTCGGTTAATTTTTGAATCGATTCAGAAAGTATATCTGAGGTTAACCAACCTTTTTTTAAAGATTTTTCAAACGATCCAGCATCTTCGACCATCTTATCAACAGAAACACCATGTTCTTGGGCAACCGCCTCAATCGTTTTTCGAAAATCTTCGCCGTCTGTTATGCCATGTTTCATTAGCTGTTTCCAACCAGATGATAATGCTCCAGATAATAATTCGTTTCGAGCATCAGACATACGATCAATAAAACCGCTAATAATATCATTGAGTTTCGTAAGCGTTTCTTTAGCTTCCTCAAAGTCACCAATTATGAGCTCCCACGTTGTAGCCCAACCTGAGCCTGCGGCTTCCTTTAACGTATCGAACATTTGAGTAAGAGTCTTGATGTCTTGTGCCGCAGCAAAGGCTTTTTTACCTATGTCTGTTGTCTCATCGGAATATTTACCTAGAGTTTTAATTAACACTTCGTTCGTCATCCATTGATGTGAAAGACTCTCGTTGAAGTTGCGCGTAGCACTAATCACGTCGTCCATGAGTTTGCCCTGGTTGTTTTTGGTCAAAACTTTGTACATTCCGTCGGCTGTTTTTTCAACGGTTCCGGCAGCAACAGCGGCCTCAAGCAATTGGGTCTTAAATTCAACAGTCGCCATGTTTGCATTCTCAATGGATTTCCAGTCAATGAGCTTAACGTATCCAGCCGAAAGAGCCTGTGCAAAGTTATACATGGCTCTAGAAGCTTCATTTGCGTTTGCACCAGAAACAGCAGCTACGTTACTTACACCTTGAATAGCTGCAACAGCATCCTTTAACGAAACGCCAGCGTTAGTAAATTTTCCGATGTTACTAGTCATATCTTTAAATGAATAAATTGTTTTATCAGCATAAACGTTTAATTCATTGAGATATCTGTTAACCGTTTCGAGAGATTCCCCCGTACCAGCCAATATGGTTTGAATAGATCCCATCTTGAGTTCGTATTCTGCAAAACCTTCTGAAACCGGTTCTATGGCTAAAGCGGAAATGATTCTTTTTCCCGCATTAATTGCAGAATTAGTAATGTTTGCGAGGGCTGTTACGGCCATGACCTCAAGAGCTGAAAACTTAAGACGAACATTCTCTACAGCTCCGCTAATTCCTGACATGTTGACGTTTTTAGCGGCAGTGCCTACGTTTTCTAGGCCTTTGGAGGCCCCGGTCAAATTCAAACTCTGTTTAAGTTTATCAAGAGTTGACATTGAAGTTTTGACGTTTGATTCGAACTGTCTATTGTCAAATTGCATTTCAACAACTCTTGAATCTATTGTCCTGCTCATAGCTTAGTAACCTCCCTCCATGCTTCATTTACGATTTTGTCAAAAATAGGCTGAATAGCGGGATTGATGTAATCTCTCCCCTGTACCCAGCCGCCATTTCGGGTTCCGTGTCCATACTGTAAAATTATGGCTATTGGAACTCCATTTTGAATATTTGAGT